ACTTGAAAACTGCTTACTATCAACCCTAAGTGCAAAATAAGCAGAGTTTAAATATCTTTGTTTTTCATCAATAACAGTTGTAAAACTTGTCCAAGTAAAAGAATCCTTTAGTGATTCATCCCCACTATCTGCTGTTGTTCTGACAACTTTAATATCAAGAGGGAAAGCATTACCGCTATTTTTTGTGTGATCTAAATTAACTAAATAATCTTTTTGATAAGCATCTCCCGTCCTTCCTGTAACAGTGTCAGTAATTAAATCTGTATAACTAGATTCTCCGTTGTATTTAATCTGTATTTTTAAGGAAACACTTGATCCTCTCAAGTCTCCGTCATCTTCTGCTTTCTGTATTTGAGGCCAAGTTAGAGTCACTCTTACTGCATCTGGATCGTCAGCACCACCACCTGCTGCCTGTATCTGTCTACTAACACCACCACCAGATTGAGTAACAGTAACTCCTACAGTTGTAGGACTTGCAACGCTATCTTTTAACCCTGTTATATAGTCCTGATTTGACGTTCCATAACGAGGTGTAAATTCAACATCTTTAAAGTTGTAATCAGAATCCTGAAGATCAGTTACATCTGCACCTGCGTCTAAAACTGGAGTCTTATCAAAATAAATATCTTTTAAAGCAGCATTATCGTAATTAGTTGTATCTCTTGTGTAAGCCTTAGCAGAAGGAAACCCTTCTATTTCGCCCTCAGAGACTAGATCTTGGATCGTTGCGAATTGCCTTGAGTCAAGAGTATCGGGTTCTCTTACAGGGGCAGGAGGACGTTTAGGTGCGCCACCAGACCCTCTTATTTGCTTTGTCATGCCACCACCTGCTCAGTGTCAATTGCTGCACTAATTATGACCGATCCAGTAAAGATTTCTCCATAAATTATTGGTACAGGAGTTCCTGCTCTTGTTGTGTTTTGTACTCCTCCAAACGAATAAGACAATTTTGGGTCTTGTTCATACTCTGGATTCTTAGGGGTAGGAGTAAGTAATCCTGCTATACCACTTAACGCTAAATGCGCTCCTACATACATTAAAGATTTTGCTAAAAAAGCTTTTGAACCAAAGGTAATTCCACCTTTCAATAAGCCTGTCGATGCTATAGAAGCACCGCCTGGAATCATAAAAGCAGTAGCAATCAATGCTGCTCCTAAAAGAATACGACCTGTATTACCTCCAGCCCCTCCGATTACAGGAATAATCTTAACTTCATTACTAGCGGGATGATGTAATTCTTCGCCTTCTAATTCAAAGTCTCCAGTACTTATTTTGTAATATTGTTCTGCCATGTGACCTTGTAACTCAGGCCAATTAGCCATTAAAAATCTTATTGCTTCAGCAGGTGTGCTTATATCAGCTTCCATCGTTTCTTGACCGCCACGTTCCACCACGAAGTCAGCTAACGGGCCATAGAGTTTAACTTTGCGGAGCATAACGATACCTCTTACCAGTACATTTTAGGAGCCATTCGTCTAATAAGTCTTCTGTACTTAGTCTCCCAGTACAGTGATGCAACACTTTTTGTTGAGGAATGTAGACTCCGACATGGTTTAGTCCTGGGTGCATCATAGACATAAGTAGAACATCCCCCTTCTCAAATCCTTCTTCGGGTCTTAATTCCCTGAACCCTGCCTCGGCTGATAAAGATTCAAATAATGGATTTCTTAGAAAATCAGTAGGTGTTCTAGGTCGTTCCCAATCTTTTAAAACAATACTTAATTCCTCTTTATACCAATCTCTTACTAAAGTCCAACAATCAGAAACACCCCAACACCAAGGTCTTCCCAATAAAGGTGCTTTGTATCCATTGGGTTCACATTCTCCCCATGTTTCAGTATTTGGATTAACAATATGCCAAGGTAATCTACTTGCCTCACAACTAATTAAATCTGCTTTACTTGGCGTTGGATAAGTAACAGGATGAGAATGAACAATAGACATAATCGTTCCTTTGTCTGACCATTTTGCATAGTCATCAGGATCTAATAAAAAAGTTGTTGTTGGCTCGTCAGCAATATTGCTGCAACGCTTGTAATGCTCTTTCCCCTTTATTAATACAACTAAACCAACAGACTCTTTGGGGACTTCCTCCTTTGCGTGAAGTAACGCAGCTTCTTTCCACTTCATGCGAAGAACGTCCCAACGCCAGGAAATTCAGAGCGTAAACATTGTCTTTTTGGCCCACGGACTCCTACTAAATCTAAGGAGGCACTTAATTCAAAAGAAACTACCTCTCTTGATTCCGCAGACTTCCTATCTACTATCCATGTCTCTCTAGGAAACTCAGCATAAGGATCTGGTGTCCCTAAAGGATTGCTACCTCCTGAAAAATTAGCGGCATCTAAATATCGTGCCAATGTCCTTATCCTAATCAATTCTGAACCTGCTAAATCATTTCCAGGTGTTGTTTCATTTGCCGTTTGTAGTATTGCTGTCATAGCAGATAATCCATTACTAATTGTTAATCCTGGTCTTGGGACTTGACCTGATTGGTAAGAGAAACCTGATGCCTCTATAGGTAAACGAGTATAAGAATTTCCTTGCCATACAACCTCCCCATTTGAATTTAAGCTTGTTCCTGCATGAAATCTTTGAGTGGTTGTAACGCCATCAGGATTACCCGTTGCATAGTGTATTCCTTCTTTTAATTTCAATTCAAATAACTCAATAATTGCTGATGGATTTAATTTCTGTAATTCTTGGTAAACGCTACTGATTGCAGTCCAAGTAACACCACCATCTACAACAGTACTTTCTAATTTACGAGGCCAAACAGGTTCAGACGAACCACTCGTTCCTGCTGTCGTAACTTTAAAAACAAAGCCAGTATCTTGGACAGTGGTGGCTCGTCTTACATCACCAACACTAAAAGATGTACTGGCTGCCCATGCTGCTACTGCTGACATTAGGGTTCAAATACCTCCCTAAATGTTGCACTAATTGTTGCTCTATTTAAGTATGGAATACTTTTATTCCAGCTAGGACAAACATATTTACTTGAAGAACTTTCCCCTGGAGGTGTCCAAGTAAAACTTGCAGAATCGTTTGCTCTCGCTATTAAAAATGCCTCAATTGTATCTGCATCTGCTTCAGATACTTTAAAAGTAACTCTATAAACTCTTGGATCTTGATGCTGTGCTAAACCAAATAAAATTCTTTGCTCGTATCCATCTGCAAATTGGATAGTCCTTGTCTTAGGATTGTGTGTCTTTTGAACTCCGTAAGTTGGAGTGACGTTTGGAAAATTTGCCATTACGCTAATAAACCTCCAGGTCTTTTCTCTTTAACTAATTCAGCTTGTATAGCTGCTGCCAGCATATCTCCTAATTCTTGAGCTGCACCAGCATCACCTTCGACAGACGAACCAGAAGCATCTACGTTAACTACAATATTTGCTCCTCCCATTGCATGATTTGGAACGATATTACCGCTAGAACCTGGAACGAATAACTCTGGGCCTTTCTCTCCAACAATGTAAGGAGATCCTCCTGATACTGGGCCTCCATCAGCTCGCAACATGCCAGAGTGGTATTGAGTCGTATGTTGACTTAATGGATTCCCTAATGGACCTAAAGGTGCATTTCCCCAATTACCTGCAAACATACTCAATATTCCTTTTTGTAACTGACCCGCAGCCATCCTTGCAGCCATGTCTAAGAAATGATCTGCAATCCGACTAAACATATTCGCAAATGCTTCTCGAACACTCATTGTTCCTTTAATTACTCCTTTAAATGATTCGCTAAAAGCACTACCTATTGCTTCTGCTGCTTGTACTACTTGATAGCCTGAATCCATTAATTGAATTAATTCTTTATCTACCTCGGTATAAGCTTCTGCAAGTAATTGCGCTCCAAGTACTAACTCACTTTGAGCCGCTACCATCGCTTCTAATTTTGCTCTTTGCTCGTCAGAAAGAGCTTCTTTGGTTAAGCCATAATATTCTTTTGCTAATTCATTTACTTTTTCTGCATTTGTTATTCTTTCTCGTTCTCTAAATCCAAATGTATTGTTTATTTTCTGTTGTTTTTCCATCTCTTTTGTTATTAACTTAAAGCCTTCTTTTCTTGTATTCTCTAATTCAATTGTCTTTAATAATTCTCTTGCTTCTTCTCTCGCTGCACTAAGTCTTCTTCTTTCTTTACC